AATTATTTCGTGATAATCGCGGTTTGCGGGGTAGTCGCATAACCAGTGGTCTAGCGCGAATCGCTCGGAGTGTTTCATTGTGCGGCCTTTCTTGCGCTCACGCGCACTGTAAAAAACGGTGCGCCCGTGGTGGTATGCGCGGCGATTAATTGGCGGCTCGCTCCCAGCTTCTCGGCGATTGCCTGCCAGTCGGTGCTCGTGCGCTCTTGTTGGCTCACGGTCACGCGGTGCAAAGTGCCTTCAATAGCTGGGCGGTCGCTGGCAATGAGAAAAGCCTTATAAATACCCTCACGCTGGGTTAGGTCGGATATGCGGGCTTTGATTTGAGCGAGTTCGTCAACGGCTGCGGTGAGTTCTTCGGTGGTAAAGGTTGGGTTTGTCATTTTGGATTCTCTCTTTCGGTTGTGGTTGGTTAATATTTGGCTTCTACTTTTTTGAGCATGTCCAGCACCTGAGGCGATATGTCTGTAAAAGATTCCAGCGTTTTGGGGTCTGTATATGCTTGGTCGCCTGCTTGGGCATAGTCGCCCTGAATTAAAACGCGGTCGCCTGCCCAGCGTCCAATCATTTCGTGGTTTGGGGCGTCACCACCTCCGCGCCCGTTTGAATTTGCCAATAGCAAAAACACGGCAGTAGAAGTGCTGGCGATGTGTCCTACTTGCTCAAGTAGTTTTAACCCGTTGTCGATGTGGTGTCCGTGGATGCGTTCTTTTTTGTCTAGGTTGTAGACTTTGTGATATTGACCCATGATTTATTTCTCCTGTTAAGTGTTGAGGGTGAGGGCAAAAAGTAAAGCGGTTATCAGTGCAAAGCAAAAAAGCGCGCAAAGTTCTAAAAATTCTTGCGTGGTCATAGCTGAGCATCCAAAAAGTTTTGTAGTTCTACCAGTAGGCTAAAAACGTGGTTTTCTAGTTCTTCTTCCGTCCATTCCATGGCTTGGCATTCTTCGAAGTTTTTCGATTCGTCCTGCCACATGTAGTCGATTAGCTTCTGGAGGGTTTCGCGGTTAACAGTTGCGGTTGTCATTGGTTAGCCTTTCAGTGGTTCGAATTCGGTATATCCAGAGCTTTTTCCATATCTTTTTAGGTGTTGCTCTGGCGTGGTGTAAGTGACATTTTCAGTAGTCGCCCACCGTGGCGCGGTGGCGGCAATGTATTCGTTGGCTTCCTCTTTGGTGATGCTTGTTTTTTGTGGTGCAATTTGCCACCCACTACCATCGCGGGTAGAGTTGTACCTCCCCGAGAAGTCAACGCAAAAATTCCACTGTCCGCCGAAGCTGACAAGGCGTTTTCCGTCCGTATAAAAGCCATATTTACCGCTTGAAGACAAATAGACCTTGTATCCGTAGGAGGCCAAACTTTCGGCAATTTTTTTAATAAGTTCTTTTTTCATGGTTAGCCTTTCATTTTGCAAAGTTCATCAAAAGAATAAGCACGGGCGGCACAATCAGTAAGACTGCAAAACATACATTCAAAAAGATTGATTCATATTTAAGGCTCATGTTTTCCTCTTTCGGTTAGTAGCTTGCCCTTGTGGCCTGCTTGGTGTCGATACTAGCATATTATTTGCAACTGTCAATACATATTTGCAAATAATTGCAAGTATAAACCCTAGGTTTGTCGCATAGGTGACAGTTCTGTATTTGTTCCGCTAGAATCGCGGCAGTTCAAAATCGATATTAGGCCGATTCAAAGGCCAACAGAGCGGAGCGAAACAGTTATGCAGAAGCTATCACGCAAGGGAATCAAACAAGCACTAGAGCAAGTGCCCATTGATGCACTACTAGGCGTTCAAGGTCAACTCACCCACAAACAGAAGACATTCGCCCGTTTAGTGGCTCAGGGACATACAGCATCAGACGCATATAGGGAAAGCTATGACACCAAAGCAAAGCCCACAACAATCAACGGTGAAGCGCATAGGCTTACAGTTCACCCACAGGTAGCCCGAACGATAGAGGCTTACAAGCTGGCTAATGAAGCGGCTGCATATCAAACCCCTGCGCAATTAAGGGCGTTGGTTATCCATTCTCTTGTCCAAACTGTTATCGACCCTGACGTAAAACCAGCTACTAAAGTGGCCGCGGCTAAGGTACTTGGCACAGTTACAGAGGTGGCAGCGTTTACAGAGCGCCGCGAAGTGCGCACCATCAAGACCAGCGAAGACGCAAAGACCGAACTAATGGCTAAGCTTCGCGGCTTGATGATGCAAGGAGCAACAGACGCCGAAGTTAAGGACGTTGATTCGCTCATCAGAGAGATTCGCGCCGACAATGGAAACGTTTCCAGCAACGAGGCCACCCCTGAAAACGTGGCAGACGCCGAGCGCGACCCCCATACCCCCGAATCAGGGGCAAAGGAGTCCCATGGATCCATACATACTATGTCAGACACTCACACACCAGAAAAATCCACCCCCCCAATTTTTCCAGCCAGCCTCGAATCTAAGCTCATGGAAACACCCCCCGGTAGTAAAACTTAATCAAACACCCCCGGGGTATATATTTTGAAAAATGAGAACTTATGGGAGGCGCGTGGAAACGTTTACACGCGATTACAGATAAATCGGAAGATGGCAACAAGAAAAAAGTTGACGTTTGAAGAATGTTTGGAGAGAGATATGAGCCCGGCGCAGAGGGAAGTTTTTTTGATTGTTGATGAATGGTGGAAGAAGTGGGGGCATAGCCCTACGCTTAGGCAGATTGCGGATATCCGTGGGAAGACGGGTATTGGGAATACGAAAGAGATTGTGGATAGGTTGGTGAAGCTCGGGGTTCTAAAGCGCTTAGAACGAAAACGAAGCATTCGGCCTGTCTATATAAATTTTAGGAATATAGAATGAGTGATGTTACGCCTGAAGCATTGAAAGAGCTGATTTCAAAATTGGATCCGGCGATGTATGACTCGTTGCTGGATGAAGTGGAGACGTATCAGGCGGCGCTGGTGAGGGAGAAGGCTCAGAAAAATTTCATGGAATATGTGAAGTTGATGTGGCCGGGGTTTATCCATGGCCGGCATCATGCTCTGATGGCAAAAAAATTCGAGGCTATCGCCGATGGCACATTGAAGCGCGTGATCATTAATATGCCGCCGCGCCATACGAAGTCTGAGTTTGCGTCGTACCTTTTTCCAAGCTGGTTCCTTGGCAAATTTCCACACAAAAAAATTATCCAATGTTCCAACACCGGTGAACTGGCCGTGGGGTTTGGCCGTAAGGTTCGTAACTTGGTTGGCTCAGAAACATATTCGAAAGTATTTCCTGACGTCTCACTGCGGCAAGACAGCAAGGCGGCGGGGCGCTGGAGCACAAATAAAAACGGCGAGTATTTTGCGATTGGCGTGGGCGGTACGGTGACGGGTAAGGGCGGTGACATTGTGATCATCGACGACCCCCATTCCGAACAAGAAGCTGCACTGGCCGCCGGCAACCCAGAGGTCTACCAAAAAGTCTATGAGTGGTACACATCTGGTCCTCGGCAACGTTTACAGCCGGGCGGAACCATCGTGATGGTGATGTGTATGACTGGAGATACGTCAGTTCTTATGGCGGATGGCTCTAAAAAATTTTTGCGTAATCTTTGCCCCGGAGATCAAGTAGCTACATTTGACAACGGGAAGTTGTCAACAAGCAAAGTTAATAATTGGCGGTCAAGTGGTATTGATTTCATATACAAGGTGCAAACATTATCTGGTAAAATTCTTCGTGCAAACGAGAGGCATCCGTTTCTTGTAATAAATGAAGGAGTACTTGAATGGACAAGACTAAACAATCTGAAGGTGGGGGATTTACTTGTATCGTTGAAGGATGCGAACGACCATCAAGATCAAAAAGAAAACCTGGAAGGTGCCATCCATGCCAAGCCAAAGACGCATACCATCGCAAAAACCCCAATGCGCCAATACAACCATTGGGGCATCATGGGAAATGGAAAGGGTTTACGTGCCTTATTGAAGAATGTAAAAACCCTGTTTCAAGTCGTGGCTTATGCAGTAAACACTACATCAAACAATTTCCACCAGCAAAACCATCTTCAGAAAAAAACAGAGCTAGGCGTATTAAACACCGGTACGGGATTACCCTTGAGCAGTATGAAGCAATGGTGGCGGAACGTGGTAACTGCTGCGATGTCTGTGGCCAGTCTCCGTCAAACACAAACACCAGAGCGCATTGGAATGGAAAGTTGTGCATCGACCACAACCATGAAACGGGAAAGGTCAGGGGACTACTCTGCAATGACTGCAATCTTGCGGTCGGTTATGGAAAAACAGCAGATGTACTTGACAGAGCTGCATCGTATCTCCGACTTCACAGCAGACCCAATAGTGGCAATCCTGCCTGATGGAGAAGAGGAGGTATTTGATGTTGAAATTGATAAAACTGAAAATTTTATTGCCAACGGCATAGTTAGTCACAACACACGCTGGGCGGAAAATGACCTTACGGGGCGGGTACTTGCGGACGCAATGAAACGTAGTACTGGAGAAGAGTGGGACATCATTGAACTTCCGGCAATCTTACCCTCGGGTAATCCCCTATGGCCAGAATTTTGGTCGATCAAAGAACTTGAAGCTTTGCGGGAGGAGTTGCCACCGTCCAAGTGGAATGCTCAGTACCAACAAAGGCCAACGGGCGAAGAGGGTGCTCTGGTCAAACGGGAGTGGTGGAAGATGTGGGAAGGCGAGCGCGCGCCGCCATGTGAGTTCATCATCCAATCTTGGGACACGGCGTTCACAAAAAATGAACGGTCTGACTATTCGGCATGCACAACGTGGGGTGTTTTCTACAAAGACGAAAACCAAAACGACCCAAACATTATTCTGCTCGATGCTTTCCAAGAGCGCATGGAGTTCCCAGAGTTGAAGGACAAAGCCATTGAGATGTACAGAGAATGGCAGCCTGATACGTGCGTGATTGAAGCCAAAGCGGCGGGCTCGCCACTTATTTTTGAATTGCAACGCATGGGCATTACGGTGTACCCATACAATCCGGTGCGCGGCAACGATAAATTCGTGCGTTTAAATTCCGTGACGGACCTGTTCCGTTCGGGTAAAGTATGGGCTCCAGACATGAGATGGGCACACGAAGTGATCGAACAGATGGCATCGTTTCCAAATGCAGCACACGACGACTTGGTTGACTCTTCAACCCAAGCGCTCATCCGTTTCCGTCAAGGCGGCTTTATCAGACTAGACTCTGACGAAGAAGACGACATCAAAGTCAAGCGCCGCACATACGCATATTATTAAAGGCACACCATGGCAATCGACAAAGCTCTGTACGAAGCTCCCCAAGGAATCGATGAACTGGCCCAAGGCCAAGAACCCATCGAAATTGAAATTGAAAATCCTGATGCCGTGACGATTGGCATCGACGGAATGGAGATCACGCTGGAGCCCGAAGCAGAAAGCGAAGACGATTTCAACGCCAACCTTGCCGAATACATGGACGAGCAAGAGCTGGCACAGATTGCCGGTGACCTGATTGGCGATTTTGACGACGACATTGCCTCGCGCAAAGACTGGATCCAAACCTACGTCGACGGCCTTGAACTCCTTGGCTTGAAAATTGAAGAGCGTAGCGAGCCATGGGAAGGCGCATGCGGTGTTTACCACCCATTGCTGGCCGAGGCGCTGGTGAAATTCCAGTCAGAAACCATGATGTCGATTTTTCCGGCTGCCGGCCCCGTAAAAACGGTGATTGTTGGCAAAGAAACCCCGGCCAAAAAGGAATCTGCCGAGCGAGTTCAAGATGACATGAACTACCAGCTCACAGAAAAGATGCCTGAGTACCGCCCAGAGACTGAGCGCATGCTTTGGGGCTTGGGTTTGGCTGGAAACGCCTTCAAAAAGGTGTATTTTGACCCCGGTCTTGGCCGCCAAGTGTCAATGTATGTGCCCGCAGAGGACGTTGTTGTCCCATATGGCGCATCAGACTTACATTCTTCACCCCGCGTCACCCATGTGATGCGCAAAACAGAGAACGATCTGCGCATTTTGCAGGTCGGCGGCTTCTACAGAGACGTGGATTTGGGTGAGCCAACCAGTTCTTTGGACGAAGTTGAGAAAAAAATTGCTGAATTAGAAGATTCTTATCTCGATGATACAACTTTTGGTAACGCAGCAAGGGGTTGGGATGCTGAGAACAAGAATGTTCCCCCGAGATTCAAACTTACCGATGAAAGAGAAAAGGTATTTTCTCGTTCCTCTTATCACGTTTGGATGGAGAGTCGAAGTTTGGTAGAAAATGAGGCTGGTGGTATATTAACAGAAAAGAAAGCGATGAATCCGCGGGTAGACTCTCAAAACACTCGTAATAAGAAATCTCGGAAATCTTCTTTCATAAAGCGCGAATCGGATACCTAC